GTAAAATAAAACATCCTAGAGTAAAGTTTGTAAATCAACCGAAGTTAAATGGTCCTAGAGATGCGATAAATATTGGTATAAAAAAATTAAAGCATCTAGACAAGCCTCTAGTAGTTTGGTTAGGTGATGCTATTATTTTAGAAAAAGATTTACCATTAGGCGAAGACTTCTTACTAACTAAAGAAGTAGAGGATCAATCTTCTTGGTGCATGTGGGATGGTATGCAATATTATAATAAACCTAAATGGTATGTTGATGATGCTGTAGCCTTAGTTGGATTATATTCTTTTGGATATGGTCCAGGTGCAGCAAAAGCTTTTGATGAAACTGATGAATATGATATATCTCATGCTTTAGAAAATTATGCTGAAGAATGGGGCTCTTTTAATAAAATTGTAACGGATAAATGGTATGATATAGGAGATCTTCCTACTTATTATAAAACCTGCGCAGAACTTCTAAATTTAAAAAGTAGAGCTTTTAATAACTTACAGTTTAACGCAGAGCTTGGAACTATTCGTAAAACTCCAGATTATCATAATGAGCATTCCATATCAACTTTAAAAAATGAAAAGCTATGGTATGAAAAATTAAGTCCAGAACAATCAATGTTTGTTCCTAGAATATTACCGCATAATACTGATTTAATAATGTCATATGAATCAGGAATATTATTATCGGATTTGATGCTCTATGAAAACTTACCTTCATCAGTATGGGATTATATCCTAGAAAAAATATTTACTATAAAATTAAAATATTTTAATGATCCTGTTAATAGTTCTGAGTTGGTTAGTCAATTTAGTAAACGATCTTTAAGTATGTGGTTATATAAAAGCCAAAAGAGATTGGAAGACAATGAAGCATTTACTAGGTTAGAGAAAGAACAATTATTAGGTTTTGCCAGAGAGATACATAAGAAGACTAAACCTATAGAAGTTCATCATGGAGATTTTCATTTTGGCAATATATTATACAATCAATATACTGACCAATTTAAATTAATAGATCCTAGAGGAGAATATGGAAATATCATTGGAACTATTGGAGATAATTACTATGATTGGGCTAAGTTATCTCATGATTTGCATTTTGGATATTCATCAATAATTAATGATGTTCCACATAATAATATTGTTAATACTATCTTTATAGAAAAAATTACGAAATATAATTTAGATTATGATCTTATAATAAAAGGTGGATTGCTCTTACTAGCTACATGTATACCACTTCACTATGATGATAAAAATAGACAAAAAAGAATGATTAAAAAAGTAAAGGAAAGTTTATGATAACTTACGGTTCTATAGTTCCTTTAATCGGAGGAGAGAGTTTAGGTATTCAAGAATCTTTGAATGGACAACAACCTGAATGGGTATTGTCTTATAAAGATTTTGAAGCCAATGATGCTCACTATATAAATTATTTACAAAAGCACGGTTGGAAAAAGGATTATATTTTATTAGATGAAAATAAATCTTATAGCCCTAAAAAAGTAGATGTAGTTAATACAGTATGTCCTTGTGCTGGATTATCTACGTTAAGTACTCACTCAAGCTCAGAAGCTGAGGCAAATAATTGGATGTATGAAACTGCAGAATATGTATTAGGAAAATTAACACCTAAAGTTTTCTGGGGTGAGAATGCTCCAGGTTTAGGCCAAAAGGTTGGTATACCAGTAGTTGAGAAACTTAGAAAAATATCAGATAAGCATGGGTATGCTATGTCAATATATAAAACTCAGTCATTAGTTCAAGGATATTCTCAAGTTAGAAATAGAACATTTTATTTCTTTTGGAAAGGTACTAGAATTCCACTATTTGATTATATTCAAAGGCCTAACATTAAAATAGAAGATCTTCTTGCAGATGTACCAAATGATCCTAATGATAAAATGAATGTTTTACTAAATAGCAATAAGCCTAGTGATTATCCATTATACAAATATATCTTAGAAGAAATACACGGAGGTATAAGTCATAAAGAATTTATATCACAACTGAAACATACTACTAATGCTTTTGAATATATTGAGAAGCATGACTCATATGATAAAGTTTTGCCTTGGTTGAAAAAAAGAGATCATCAAAGAACTTATGGTATGATTGATAGAATGAATACTAAAATCAAAAATGGCCAAAATATAATGAGAAGGACCACTACATTTCCTAAGAATTACATAGGAGCTTTTGTAGGCCATTTGCCTAAATTGTTAACTCACCCAACTGAAGATAGGTATTTAACAATTAGAGAAGCTATGGAAATCATGTATTTGCCAAGAGATATGGAATTATTAAATCCATCACAATACAATCATATATGCCAAAACGTACCAGTTAAAACAGCAAAAGATATGGCTGAACAAGTAAATGCTTTTGCCTCTGGTAGATTGGATAACCAATTAATTGAAACTAAATACCTAGTTCAAAATAATAAAAATAAATCTTACGAATATGAAAAAGATAGTTTACAATTAGATGAATTTATGGTATAATGGTATAAAGGAGAATTTAATATGGAAAGAAAAAGATTAAAAAATAATATTTTAATTGGACTGGTGTTAGGGTTATCAGCAGTTTTAATAGATATGCATTTAATACCAGGAGGAATATATTAATGTCAATAATGGATAAATTAAAAAGTAATTCTAAAATAAAAGAAACTCAAATACTATCTGAGTCAAAGTTCTTTACTGAAGCTGATATGGTACCTACAGATGTACCTATGATTAATGTAGCTTTGTCTGGATCTATGCAAGGAGGATTGGCTCCAGGGTTAACAGTTTTAGCTGGACCGTCAAAACATTTTAAAACTTCTTTTGGATTAATAATGGCAAGTGCTTATCTGAAAAAATATAAAGATTCAGTATTGTTATTTTATGATTCAGAGTTTGGTTCACCACAATCATATTTTGAAAATTTTGATATTGATACTAGTAGAGTATTACATGTACCAATAACTAATGTAGAAGAATTAAAATTTGATATTGTTGGTCAAATGGAACAACTAGATAGAAAAGATAAAGTTATAATTATGATTGATTCCATTGGTAACTTAGCATCAAAGAAAGAGTTAGATGATGCTATCAATGAAAAGTCAGTGGCTGATATGTCAAGAGCTAAAGCGCTCAAAGGTTTATTCAGAATGTGTACGCCATATTTAAATATGAAAGATATTCCTTTAGTTGCTGTCAACCATACTTATCAAGAGATTGGATTATTTCCAAAAGCTATAGTTTCTGGTGGTACTGGAATATACTATTCAGCAGATAATATTTGGATATTAGGTCGCCAACAAGATAAAAAAGGTACAGAGATCCAAGGATATCATTTTGTAATTAATGTAGAGAAATCAAGATATGTTAAAGAAAAATCTAAGATTCCTATTACAGTATCTTGGGAAGGTGGAGTGCAAAAGTATTCTGGATTATTAGATGTAGCTTTAGAAACCGGACATGTCGTTAAACCATCTAATGGGTGGTATCAAAAAAAGGGAGACGATAGAAAAGTCAGATTAGATGAAACTATGTTAAAAGAATTTTGGGATCCTATATTTGAAGAAACTGAACTAGCTGAAGTGATTCAACGAAAATATAAAATATGATAGATTTAAAATTTACAACTGCCGGTGATTATATGGAACAAACCAAAGAATATCAAGAAAATGTAGAATATGAATTAGTTCCAACTGAAGAAAGCGAATATGGTTGGAATGTTCGTATTTTAAAAGGACCATTTGTTGAAACTGTAATTAGATTTGGTAATTTAGCAGCAAATGAAAAAGAAGGTCATCTTAGTTTTAATTTTAAAGTAATTCAGTCTCCAGATGAAGATGCCACTGAAAATAATACCGAATTGCAAAAAGAAGCAGGACATATTTTAAACTCAGTTATAGAAAGAGGCCTCCAAGATGGGAGTGTAGTAACAACAGAAAGAAAAAAGAATTGAACGCAAACCTAGAACAAACTATCTTAAGAAATATATTAACTAATGAAAAATTTATGAGAAAGGTTTTACCTTTTGTTAAACCTGATTATTTTGAAGGAGTTTATAGAGTTCTATTTAAAGAAGCTGGTAAATTTGTAGGAAAGTATAATAAGTTACCTACAGCTGAATCTTTTAAAATAGAAATAGATCAATCTGAAAATTTTAGTAAAGAACATTATAAACATGCTATTGAAATAATCCCTAATCTTTTTAGTAAACAAAAAGTGGATGGAAATTGGTTATTAGACTCGACTGAAAAGTGGTGTCAAGATAGAGCAGTTTATAATGCTATAATGGAATCAATTAGAATTATTGACGGTAAACATGAAACTCTAACTAAAGGTTCATTGCCTAATATATTACAAACTGCATTAGGAGTTTGCTTTGATACCAATGTCGGTCATAGTTATACTGAAAATATAGATGAAAGATATGACTTCTATCATAAAGATGAAAGTAAGATACCATTTGATTTAGATTATTTCAATCAAATAACTAAAGGTGGCTTACCCAACAAAACATTAAATATATGTTTAGCTGGTACTGGAGTTGGGAAGTCGCTCTTTATGTGTCATGTAGCAGGTTCTGCTTTAGTTCAAGGGTACAATGTTTTATATGTAACTTTAGAAATGGCAGAAGAAAGAATAGCAGAACGTATTGATGCTAATCTATTAAATTTACCAATAGACCAAATACACAATCTTTCAAAAGATATGTTTACTACTAAAGTTGCTAATTTGGCTAGACAAACAACTGGGAAATTAATTATCAAAGAATACCCAACAGGCCAAGCAAATACTTCACATATGCGATCATTAATTAATGAATTAAAATTAAAAAAGAATTTTAAACCAGATATTGTATTTGTAGATTATTTAAATATTATGTCATCGTCTAGAGTTAAATCTATGGGTGGTGCAATTAATTCTTATACATATATCAAAACAATAGCTGAAGAATTAAGAGGGTTAGCTGTAGAGTTTGATGTTCCAATATTTTCAGCAACTCAAACAACAAGATCAGGTTTCTCTAATTCTGATATTGGTTTAGAAGATACATCAGAAAGTTTTGGTTTACCTGCAACAGCTGATTTAATGTTTGCTATAATTACTACTGAAGAATTAGAAGGTATGA